CCAAGAGAAATACGCAAAGGCCGTAATTGATGCGATTAAAGAGCAGAAATGGCGAAAGATTGACTATCCGCTAGATAAAATTAGCTGGGAGTCGGTGGCAAAAGATTGGGTAGAGAAGTTTAGTCTATGAAGTTACTTCTAGGTAATTGCCTAGAGGTTTTAAAAACACTTCCAGACAATTCAATTGATTCAGTAGTTAGCGATCCTCCCTATGGGCTAAAATTCATGGGTAAAAAGTGGGATTACGATGTACCAAGCGTTGAAACTTGGCGAGAAGTTATGCGAGTTCTTAAGCCCGGTGGCCACGCACTTATAGCGTGTGGCACTCGCACTCAGCATCGCATGGCCTTGAACATTGAAGATGCTGGCTTTGAGATAAGAGATGTTATCACTTGGCTTTACGGCTCCGGCTTTCCGAAAAGTTTAGATATTTCAAAAGCGATTGATAAGAGCGCTGGCGCTGAGAGAGAAGTGATTGGAAAAAAATCTACTTATCGTGAGCCACAAACTCCTAATGGATGGGACTGTACTAAAAGAGCAGAGTTTGAAACCGCACCCTCAACCGATGCCGCAAAAGAATGGCAAGGATGGGGAACTGCACTTAAGCCAGCATGTGAGTTTTGGACTCTCGCTCGCAAGCCGTTATCTGAATCTACCGTTGCAAAGAACGTATTGAAGTGGGGAGTTGGCGGTATAAATGTTGATGGGTGTCGAATTGCAAGCGATGAGCTGACTCCAAGAAAGAACAAGGGGGGTAGGCTAGAAACTAATGTGGGTGAGTTTGGAATAAACGACAAAGACTTCATCGCTACTCCCTCACCACTTGGCCGCTTCCCAGCGAATCTAATCTTAGACGAGCAAGCTGCTTTTGATTTGGATGCGCAGAGTGGAATAAGCAAAAGCGTAAACTCTCAAAGAAATAATGCAGCATCAAAAAACTCTTGTATGAGTGGTGACAACTTGGGTCATGTATCGTTTGGGCATAACGACTCAGGCGGAGCATCTCGTTTCTTTTACTGCGCGAAAGCAAGTAAGAGCGAGCGCAACGCTGGGCTTGAGGGTATGCCTAATAGGATATTGGCGAGAAGTGGCGGTGCTGCTGCTGCGGCAGAACGTGGCGAATCTTATGATATAGGCGATGGTGCTTTTAATCGAACTATAGAATGTAAGAATCATCACCCTACAGTTAAGCCAATCAAACTCATGGAATATCTATGTCGATTAATTACACCGCCTAGCGGCACCGTTTTAGACCCTTTTATGGGTTCTGGCTCTACAGGCGTAGCTGCTAAATCACTTGGCTTTAATTTTGTCGGTATTGAGCTAGATAAAGAGTATTTTGACATTGCAAATGCACGTATTAACGGCAAAATACGGCAAAATATTGAACCAGAACAAGTTAGTTCTATAATATAAAATATAATATACTCTATAAGTGTGGCTTACCCTATAGATGTTATTATCGATCCCCTAGCGGTTATTACCTTCGGACTTGTGGGAACACAAGTAGAAGCTACTGAGGGGCTTGGTTTAAATACTTTTGGCTTTTTATGGCCGAGTTCTGGAATATGGATCGAGTGCGCTCAGTGTGCAGATAACATAACAACCGTTTGGGTAGACTGTGAGGGGTGTTAAATGAATTTAGCAGAACTAAGAGAGCTAACCGTTACCTACTTAGATGATTTGCAAATGGGCTACTTCACCGAGGCCCAACTTAATAGCTGGCTAAACAATGCTCAAAGAAAAGTACAGCGTATTCTAATCAATGAAAAGCAAAACTTTTATTTAAAGTGCGTACAAACTGAAACAGTAGAAAACCAGTGTAATTTAGTGTTGCCTTCTGATTTTATGATGGCACATAGAATTGTATTGGTGCTTAGTGGAACATTCCCTAACGAAAACATTTCTACACTTGCTCCCATTACATTGAATGAGCAGGATTTGATAAACCCCACCCCTTCTACTCCTGCAGCTTATTATTTTAAAAGAAACAACCTTTGTTTAGCTCCAATACCTAACCAAGCCTATGCGCTTCGCTTAACTTATTCCTACGAAGTCACAGACATGACAAATGATAACTCTGTGCCTGATGTTCCAGAAAGATACCATGAACTTTTATCAATCTTTGCGGCTCTAGATGGTTTTGTTAAAGACGATAGAGACAACACTTATCTAATGAAGCTAGCAGATAGCTATATCAAGGATATGAAGTCTGAGGCTCAACAAAGACAAGAGCAAGCAAGTAGAAGTGTAGTTAGAACAGGTTCGGACGATTGGGGCATGGGGGATATGTGGTGATATGAGCCCTAACCCTAAGTTTCCTAGAGAAAGCTATGAAAATTTTGGTGGAATAAACGAGAAGGCATCGCTTTACCTAACAGGAGACAATGAGTGCTTATCTCTATTGAATTTGGATTTTAATAAACCGGGTTCTTTGAGTTCCATGCCTGGGAGTGCTCTTTTTATTGGCGCCACTGTTGCCGGACGCATCAGTGGCCTTTATGAATATACAAAGCTAAGCGGAGCTAGTCACATAATTTTTACCGCTGGCAACATTGCTTATTCTAATTCTGGTAACACGACTATTCCTTTTAGAATTGGGATAAACCCCGATGCTCTTTTTGATTTTGTAACTTTTGTAGATACGCTCTTTATGAGCAATGGCTACCAGTTTTTAAAATATAACGACATAACGGCTACCAAATTTAGCTGTCCTGCCGGAACTACTCTCACTACAGGGCTTGGTGTAGCTGCCGTTGGATTAAGTGGAACCTATCAATATAGCTACGGCTATTTAACTACAAGTGGATATTTAAGCGGAACAGGTGATGCGGCTACATTAGCTGTTGCCGGAACCCAAGCTATTTTAAGTGGGTTTACTTCACCTAGCGACTACGGAGTCACTGCAATTGTGATTTATAGAAGTAGTGCAGGAGGGGCAGACCTATTCCTATATGATTACATGACACCAACAGGGGCTACCTATGTAGATTCGGGAAGCTTGTCTTTGCAGACATTCCCAGAACCCGATAGTGTGTTTTTTACACTAGCCCCAAGATACCTAGACCTTTATCAAAACACTTTCTTTATGCTTGGATCCACACAATATCCTTCTGCCTATTATTGGTCTGAAGTAGGGCAACCTGAGACTATTCTACCCGATAGTAATGCTGAAGTTAGAACTAATGATGGCGATAGGATTACCGGAAGCAAGGCCTATGGGAATGGAATATACATTTTCAAGGTAAATTCATTTGTGAAAGTTGTAGGAAGTGATTCAAGTAATTTTCAGCAATTGGATGTCAGTGCGGAATACGGAAGCCTTAGCAATAGGGCGGTTGTTATCTATAACGACATTATGCTTTTCTTAGATAAGAAGGGAATTTGTAGATACAATGGGGCTACTCCTGAGATTATATCTACAAAAATTGAAAGCACTTTTTTAGAGATGAACATAGATGCAGCGATAGATAATGCTGTAGGTGTTCATTATAAATATCGGAACCAAATATGGTGGGGTATTCCTACAAATGGGAGCACCGTAAACAACACTATTGTTATTTATGATTATTTAGCGGAAAGCTGGACGGTGAGAGAAGGTTTTCTACCTAGCTCTATGGCATTTTTAGCGGGGCCGTATGACAGAGAAACGATATTTTATGGTGGTTATTCTGGCACTATTCACTATGTCAGTGCTTCTTTATGCTCTGATAACCTTTCTGGGATGACTTATGCCATGCAAAGTAAGTTTTATACAATGGGTGGCAGGTCAGAAACTATGCAATATCGTAGGTTGTTTATCGACACCGATCCTATTCAGGGAGCGACTATTCCACTCACTATCAATTTTAGAAAAGATGAACAGGACGCAATTGTCTTAACAAGGCAGATATATTTTGATCAATTTCAAACAAGAATAGATTTTGGAATACCAGCTAAGAGTTTAAGCGTGGAACTTGTAACAAGTGGTGCAAGTTATCCGATAAGAATAAATGGCTTTACTTTAGAAGCTAGATTGCAGAGAAAAGTATGAAGCTACCATCAACTCAAGGCATTGGTAATCAAAGTGATGATGAAGGGCTTAAAAGGCAGCTTCAGATTTTTGCTAGCAATATAGAATCTATTTTAAACAGTGGGATTACTTTTAAAGATAATATCCGTTGTCAGATAATTGAGGTTTTGTTTGATGTTTCAAACACAGACAAGCAAATAAACCACCAACTCAACTATGTGCCAACAGGGTATTATGTGGTGAGAAAATCTGCCGTTATAGATATTTATGATGGTGCATCAAACGTGTTTCAAAAGACGTATGTGACGCTAAGATCAAGTGCCACTGGCACAGTGAGTGTATTAATTTTTTAGGGGGATATTATGGGTTTTAATATAAGTAAGACGCTAGGCATAGATAAGAATTTTTTTAACCAAGCAAATAGTTCGGTTGGTTTTGGGCCTACAACAAAAATGGGGACTAATCCTCAACCTATGGATCCTCGCTATACAAGCCTTGTGTCGAATCTTGGTAAATCGGCAAAAGATTACAGAACTAGAATGCCAGCGATGGTTAATGACCAAGTGAACATTGCAAAAGATACATCACGCATGGATTTAGCTAAGGCTTATGTGGATGCGGATAGAGGGGCCAATAGGCGTGGAATGCTTTACGGTGGTGTAAGGGCCGGAATGAGAGCAAATGCTGAGAGTGACGCATCAAGTGGATTAGCTTCTAAAATTCGCGGTATTAATATCGGTCAAGAAAACTCAGCGCAAGGCCAAGAAAATACGGCTATTGAAGCTGCTCAAGGAATGCAATCTGAGCAACAGCAATTATACCAAAATGCTTACAATGAAGCGTTGTCTAAGAGAGAGCAGGAGCAAAAGAAAAAGTCTGGCATCTTTAACCAAATCGGTGGCGGTGTTGGGGGAATGCTCGGTGGAATGCTCGGTGGTGGCGGAGGCGGTGGTGGCTTTGGTGGCTTATTTTAATTTTGGAGGGACGTTATGGGATTTAATTTAGGTAAAGCATTAGGCGGTGGACAAGGTGCTATGAGCATCTTCATGCCCGGTACTCAAGAGGCCGCTGGCCTTTTGGGATTAGGTGCGAAGATAGCCCCACCCGATCTACAGAAAGCAGAGTTAGATCCAAATGCTGCCTCTATTTTAGAACAAAGAAATAAAGATTTTAGCCTACCTCCTACAGAATATGAACAAAGAATATCTGCAGAACAAAATACAGGTATTGAGCGTGGTGGTGATTTTCTAGCTGGTGGAAATGTTGATTCACCTATGCGTGATGCAATTTTAAAACGTCAACAAAAAGAATTTGGCTCACAAACAAGTAAGATGCGAAGAAGCGATAAAGCTGAGGCTCCAAATATAAGAGCGCAAAGAATGGCATCTACTTTGGGTGCTATGAGAAACCAAAACGCGAATGCGATAAACTTTGCAGAAAAGCAAAAGATAGCAAATGAAAACAAGAAATTTGCACGTGCCAATGCCGTGAATGCTGTATTTAAGAATGTTGGCACAGGTATCGGTATGGTTTTAGGTGGATATTTCGGTGGCCCTCAGGGAGCTAAAGCAGGGGCACAATTCGGACAGACTACAGGCAATGCAGCAAGCATGGGTGTAGGTGGCCAAACAGGGGATGAGAGGTACATTTAATATGCCAATTAATTCAAACAGGGGATATTTAGGGCCAATAAACACAGATAGAGGTCGCTTGGGTGGAATAGAACAAGCCGCAAATGCTTACATTGAGGCTTCTCAAGAGGCAATGGAAAGAAAGCGTCAAGAGGATAAAGAGCAGAAAGAGCGAAGTCGTCAAGATGATTTATTGCAATATGAGAGAGATAGGCAGTCTCAACAGGACGAAGTTGGTCTTTTAAAAGAAGGCTTAATAAGAACGCCTGAGGGTGGACTTTCATATTCACCTGAGAAGCAAGCGCAAATGGACAGAGAATCCAAATACAAAGAAGCGCAAACGAAGGCGCTTAATAAGCGTGCATCTAGAAACTACGGTGGCGTTGAAGATACAGTTTTAGAAGATGGTACTGTTTTAGAGCCATTGGGAGTTAAACGTAAAATTGTTCCGGCAGCACAGGCCCAAGAGTTTGGTGGTGCAAATTCATCTATAAAGCAATTACAAGATTACGATGCTCTTTTAAATAAAAACTCTGATGTAACAGGCAAGGGATTTGAAAAAGGTGCCTTGAGAGCCAAGGAAAAAGTAAAATCATTTTTTTCTGGTGGTAATGATGTTGCTAACAGAGTGGAAGCTTTAACTGCCGCACAACAAAAAGTAGCTCAGGTTATTGGTAAATACTTAGAGGGTGGAAAACTCACTGATGCCGACATTATGCGATATAGAGAAATGTTACCTACTGTTAGCGATAATCCACAAGTAGCTGCAGCTAAATCTGCACAACTTCAAAAGTTAATTGCTGAAAAACAAGCTCAAGAAAAATCATCAATGTCACAAGCTGGCTATCAAAGTGGACGTATGCAGCAAGCTGAGCCAAACGTGCAAGGTCTAGGATTATTAGATTCAAAACCACAAGGACTTGTAAACGACATCAAAGAAATTGGTGGTAAAAAATACAAACGCGTGAATGGTGGATGGGAAGAAATTTAATGGCTAAAAAATTCATATCAGATTCAGAAATGGAGGCATTGGAAAAGCAACACGCTCCTAAGGCGTTTATTTCTGATGCTGATATGGCCAAACTAGAGTCGAACCAACCTAAAAAGGGAGGTTCTTTATCTAACTTTCTCTTTGGTAGGAGCGGCACTCAAGAAACGCCAAGACTTCCAACCTTAGAAGAAACTACTACGGCATTTGAAAATGCTGGTAACGCTATAACCTTTGGCCACCTTCCACAATTACAAGCTGGCCTAATAAAAGCAAAAGACATGATCGTCCCTGAATCTATGGAGTCAGGTAAAGATTATGTGCAGTTGAGGGATGAAAACATTCGTAGACAGCAAAAAATGACGGATGAAAACCCTAAGTCAGCACTTGCTGGTACAGCTACAGGGCTAATTAGCTCTATGGCAGTGCCTGTTGGTGGGCTTGGAAAGATAAAAGCACTTCAGTCCGTAAAGGGCGCCCCATTCCTTGCAAATTTAGGTAAAGGATTAATACGTGGTGGTGGATCGGGTGCAATTGTTGGATCATTACAAAACCCCGGTGATGTAGAAGGTGAAGTTAATTTCACTCAGATTCCAGAGCGAATTGAGGGCGCTGGACAGGGCGCTAAAATGGGGGCACTTACTGTTGGTGGTATTGAGTCACTTGCTGGTTTAGGTAGGGGCATTGTAAAAGCTGGTAAAAAAGCAAAAGAAATGGCTAATGATAGAGCTTACAAATCTCTAGGGCCTGATTTAAGAACAATCACTCGACATGGTAAAGATAAGGCTCAACAAATAGGTGCAGAAGTTTTAGATTCTAAATTATTAAAAGTTATTCCAAATAGCTATGAAGAAATAAGTACATTAGCAAACAAAAAACTAAATGAAAAAGGCAAAATCATTGGTGAAATTATTGATGACATAGAAACTGCTACAAATGGTAAAGTTAATATAAGCAAAAAAGCTTTAGCTAAAAAGCTAACAGATGAAATGGCAGACTTAACAAATGCCCCCGGTAGCAAGCAACAAAACAAAAAATTAGACAAATTCGTAAAAGAGTTAATATCTGAAGGCGAAGATTCAATTGGGATAAAAGAATCCCAAAAGTTTAAAGGTGCTGTAGCTGAGCGCGCTGGCTTTAAAAAATTACCCGGAACAGCTACCTTCAAAGACAAGTTAAACAAAAAGCTTTATACGCTCGTAAAAGAAGCGCAAGAGGAAGCTGGTGATGAGGCTTCAAAATTATTAGGAGACGACGTTTCTTCTAAGTTTAAGGGTGCAAAAAAAGCTTATCGTAATCTATCTGAAGCTTCTGATATGGCAGATAAAAAGTTTAACCGTGAACGTGCAAATAATACTTTCGGTTTGACTGACACCATTATGGGAACAGGTGGTGGATTGCTTTCGGGCGGTTATTCACTCTATCAGGGTGATGATGTTGGTACTGCGGCCATGAAAATGATTGGTGGCGCGCTTGCTGTTGGTGGTGGATCTAAACTAACTAAACTTGGTGGAAATCAACCTTTGGCTATTGCACTTGATAAATTATCAAAGGGCATGGACAGTAAGGCGTTTCAAAGTGAAATCGGTAAATTAGTTAAAACATACGGTGATAAAAACCCTGAAAAATTAGTGAATGCTGTAATTAGATTATCTAAGCAAAACGAAAATAAGGGCTTGCTAAGTTCTGGCTTAATTGAGGGAAAATGATGAGATATCAAACATCAACAGAATTGGCTTTTGAGCTACTTATGTCGTTACCGTCAAGTATGCGAACCGTTAGTTCAAAGGCTCCTAATCCAATAAGGGCCTTGAAAAAACTCAAAATCAAGTCGTCTGAGGTTATTTCATTAATTGCGAGACTGACAAAAGTAAATGCTCCGGCAATTAATGAATATACAAAAAACTTAACCCAAGGACGTCCACGCATTGACAAGCTAATTACATACGCAATACCAAAACCAACCAGTAATCCAATTGCTTTTACTGCTAAAATAAACATACCTAATTATACCATTTCTACCCATGTAGATTCAGTTAAAAGCGACATAGCTAAATATGCGAATTGTATAGGACTGTCTAAACTATGAACAGTTTAACCGAAAACTGGTCAGTCTTTGTAACAGTAGGAAGCATCCTTTTGTTCATACTTTCTGAGGTGGTGAAGTATTCAAAGCTAAAAGACCAAATAGACGGTGTAGGTAGAAAAGTAAATTCAGTGATTAACACTCAATATAGCCAAGGTGAAAGACTAGCGAAAATTGAGGGCTTCCTTGAGGGGAAGGGTAAATAAAGGGGTAAATATGGAAAAAATATTAGAGTTTTTAAACAATCATTTGGTGCAAGCAATCTTAATGAGCCTGTGGATTCTGTTGGAATACTGGCTTGGAAAAACTACTTTGATAAAACCCGGAAGCACGCTAGAGATAGTTCTTTCTTCAGCTAAAAAGCTTTTGGAGATGCTAGGCATAGTTAAGCCTAAAGCTAATCTACTTAAATGACCGCATTTCTGTCGGGGCTTTTAGCCTTGCTACGTAACATGCCTGAATTGATTAAACTCATACAGGTATTACAAAAGCAGATAGCTGAGGCCTCAACAGATAGAAAAGTAAAAGAAGATTTAGAAAAAATTAGGGGGGCATTTGAAAAACGTGACGCGAAAATTCTTAATGACCTTTTTGCTGGCAAGTAGTTCATGTGCCTCCCTTAAACACACTAAGCCTTTAGATATTGAGTGGCAGTTTATTGGCGATAAGGCATGTCTAAGCCAAGATGACGTTCAAAAGCTATGGGAATACATCATAAGGATAAACCCATGACAAGGCGCAAGGACGATCCGGTAGATCAACTAGCTTTGTATAAATACGCTCTAAATTACGTCTGGGATCACTTATGTCACAAGAGCGGTGACTGTGACTCGTGTGACGATATTTTCCGCATTAAAATGGCCCTAGCAAAACTTTGTAACGAGTTAAGCATCAAGATCAAACTTGATAAGGATTAGCCAGCTTGTGCCATGCCATAGTGGTACATTAGCTCCCTATTAACGGCCATCTTTTCTACAGGGGGCTCAGGGAGTTTAATTAAGCGAAAAGAAAGGCCCCTAGCCGCTCTTTCAAGGGCAATAAGCATAAGTTCATTCTGATAGATTAGGGATGCCGTAGAGGGGCTTGTAGGAAGCGTACTTAGGTATTCTAAGCGCTTCATGACTAAATCGATATACTCTAGTATCTCCATATTATAGATTATATTATGAATGATATTATAGTGGATTAATGGTGAACTTTAATAAAGTGCGCGGTGGGTTATATGCTAAAAAAGTCGGTGCTGGCTTTGAGGATAGATTTGAGAAGTATTGCTATCACGCTGAAAATGTTAGCTGCATTCGCTTGCCAGACGGTTGTAAACGTGTCGGTGCGAATCAATTTATACCAGTTAGAACCGCTTTTGATTGGATCGTCTTTCACAGAGATACCGTAATATTCTGTGACACAAAAACCACTAATACTAATAGCTATTCTATAAATGAGGGTAAAGTAGCCTTCCAGCTAGAAAACTTCCGTATTTGCGACTCACATAACCACATTGCAGGGTTTTTAGTTGAGTATAGAGACATAAATGAATTGCGTTGGTTCGGGCACAAGCGAATAACAGAGATACTTAAAGAGAAGAAAAGCCTACGTAGCGATGAAGGCTTGTTAGTTGGTTCATCAGTGCTACCTATGTCGATTGATTTTGAGAAGATAGTGAATGAGGCAGCTAGTCACACTCCTGTATAGCCATGTCTACTGCTTTATTGTCTGCTTTTATCCGCATAAGTTCTTTAGCGGCATCTAGGCTATCTAAGGTGAGTTCAAAGGTGGCTCTAAAACCGCCATCAGGCGTTGTGCTTACTGTTTTGATAATAGCAGAATGGACTTTAATGATTTTGCTCATGAGCGGTCATACCATTCAAAATGCATCCCATCTTTTCTGCTAACGTAGTCCCCACCCCAGAAAAATCCATGTTTCTTAAAAATTGCCACAACATTTCTATCCATAGCTGGTGTGCTATCGCCTAGCTCATTACCTTCATAGTTTAAATCTATTGCGATTGCGTATGAGTGAAGGCTACGACTTGATGACCCTGCTATTTGCCTCCAATTAAATACTCCCTCATAAGAGTAAAGTTTAGAGGTTAAATCATTGGCTACAATTTCATTAAAAACCTTCTGAAACTGTGGCACTAAAAGCCTATGACATGTGAAGCCGCGCTTTCCGTTTTTAAGTCCGAAGCATTTTAACACTTCTGGTACTTCGCAAAACGCTAGTTGAGAAGAAACAGCGGATTCAGAGTTTCCAAATATTTTAGCTGCTTCTGCATTAGTCTTAGGTTTTGGAGGTATTGCCCCACCTTGTACAGGGGGTAGCTCTACAGGTATAGATCCGGTAAATAGAGCATTCCACGTTATAGTGCCAACCTTTCCGTCCACCACAAGACCATTAGTTTTTTGAAAATTAACTACAGCGGAATGTGTTAGGGGGCCGAAGAAACCATCCGCTGTGCCCTTGACCCATCCTTTTTCGATTAGTTTATTTTGAAGCTGTTTTACGTCTGCCCCATCCATTCCAAGTTTTAATGTTCTATTGGCCATTTTTCTTATCCAATCTTTCTTTACGAATAGCATTAAAGTATACGTCACAATCAATGTTAAATGTCCTATTTAGTTTAGGTTTAGGTTTTTTCTGTTTCTTTTTGTTTCCGGTGAATGCTTTAAGTTTGCTCATTTATCCCCTCGTCTCCCTCATCCTCTTTTTCAATTTCATCATTCGGTTCATCTTCGTTTTCCTGCAAAAGCTTTCTTTCTAAAGACTTCTGCAGAAGCGAAGGTTTTTTATAAATAGTTACAACAGAGCTATAATCTGGCTTAGGTTTTTTTGGTTTCATCTAACATCTTTCTATATATAAATAAAAGCTTGGTTAAATCCCACACGACCCATTTTACAGTTCCGTTATTGTATGACTCAAGTCGAGTTAGATCGGCTTTGATTTGTTCGGATGTCACGACTCACCCTTAATCTTGTCTTTATCGAACTCTGATATGTAGGGGGTGTGTTGAGGTTCATATTCACCCGCCAATCTTTTCTTGATGTTAGAGCTAATCCATTTTACAAGTTCGGCAAGTTCGTCTGGATAGTACCTATATAGAAAAGATGCTTGTTTGTTAATCTCTTCATCGCTAGGCAAAACCACTCGACTGCCAAGCGCTGCTTTTGTTGCTGCTTGCCATACCTCTAATGTCGTTGGCACATACCCTTTTGTTTTTAGGTAGTTGTTATACCATTCTTCAAACGTCATTCACGCTCCTTTGATAGCTCGGCTTCGCGTGATTTTAAAGCTAACTTAAAAGCCTCGTTTGCTTCGTCTAAATGTATATTTGCTTTCTTAAAGGCATCACACCAACCGCTTGTATATCCCCAATCGTGGACTGATTTTAAAAGTACATAAACGAAAAAAGATGAGGTTATAAATAAAAATATAATTTCAAAGTTACTCATTTCCCATTTACCTCTTTACTAAAATCATCAGCGAATCGCTCAACAGCCTTCCTTATCCTTCGCATATCTCTGCACTCACTTATCAATTGCGCTACACAAAAGCCTAGTGTGAAGAATAGGGTGTAGATTAAATATTCCGTTTGTTGAATGCTCATTTGTCGCTCCCTAATCCTTCAAAGAACAAAAACCAAAGCACCAGGATAGCTAAAACGCAGTAAAGGTAAATTTCTGACCAATATGCAATCACGACATACCTCCCTTTTTACAGAAGTCTTCTAGCTTGGTTATTAAGGATATAAGAGAAGCATCCGGCAGACGCCTAACCGTATAGGCTTCATATTGCCAATCTTTAATAACTTTGCGGATGCTTTCTCTAAGGCCGCTCATGGCTTCAGTAGATTTTGCACTAAAGCCTTTTTGTTTATAGTTATCTTTCTCTTTGGTGTAGGTGGATGTAATAGCTCTACCATCCTTCCAATTTGATTTATCTTTGTTCATTTTAATCCTGCCAATCTCATAAAGGCTTCTTTTGCTTGCATTGGAACCACTGCATTCCCAAGGCATTTAAGTCTGTCCATTCTATTGGAAATCCCATTAGCCACTCGACCCATAGAGGGTTCAATGTCCCACATTCCTTCGTTTCCTTGACCGCTGTTGATAATCCAACTTGTTTTCCTATTCTGATGCGTCTTTGCACCGCTGGGTCGCTCATATTCCCTCGATCCCTGTTGTCGCTCGCACAAGGAGTCGGCCAAAGATTCTTTCTCGCCATCATTGGCAGAGACATTCGTATTTTGGATCCTTCGCTCATAGATTGATTTGTTCCGTATTCCGTAGCTGTAGGAGTGGGCAAGTAGGAACCATCGTTGTCTGAGGTGTGGGGCTCCCATCTCAGCGGCAGATACAATCGTCCACCTACAATCATACCGAAGCGAAGTGAATTCTGTGCAAACGGACTCAAGGCCTCGAACAGTGATAGCTGGGACGTTTTCCAAGAACACGAATCGGGGTCGTAATTCCCTACATAGTCGGATGATTTCATAAAACAATCCGCTTCGCTCTCCTGCCAAGCCCGCGCGAGCTCCCGCAGCACTAATGTCTTGGCATGGAAAACCTCCATAAATAATTTCTGTTCGTGGGAGTACATGTCCCTTAAGAGTTCTGATGTCGTCCCATAATGGAGCTCGCGGTAACTCATTCTCAACCATTCTGGATAACAAAACAGATTGAGCGAATCGGTCGTTTTCACAGTAAGCGATTGGTCTAACCCATTCTGAGAGTGCGATGCTGAGGCCGCCAATTCCACTAAACAAATCCAAGCCATTTAACATGTAACCTCGCACCAAAAATCGAATAGCTTCCAATCCTCAGATTGCAACACAATCCAATAAACCATTTGTGGGTGCTTAAGACTAAAACACACCCCATCCCATTTACACTCGTATAATTCATTTGTTAGTTGATGTTTGAATAGCGTCATTCTTAATCCTTCAAAAATCTCTTGAGTTTTTCCCTGCTAAATATCTTTCGGCTTTTTTTCTAATAGGCACCCACCCATAGGGTTTCATTTGCTTAAATGGTGGACATGTTTGACGTGCATGTTCCCTGCCATGTTTTTTGACGGAATAATCCCAATTAACTTTATTCCAATACTCCTGCTTTTTTCCATTTTCACACTCAGGACACGATGACCAAATATCCCCACCCTCAAGTAAATGCGTTAGTTCAATGAGCCCATAATTATCACAAAAATCGCACATGATTTGCTCTATGGGATTTGGCCTATTTCCCAAATCAACTTTCGCAATATCATTGGCTTGCGCTATCTCTTCAACTTCCGCTATTGACGGCATATTCGGCTTCGTCATCACGGATACATTCAAAATCTTCTTCGCCTGATCTAGACTGAAGTACCGAGCTAGATACTCCGTTAGTGAGTCGAGAAAGTCTGGGTTTTGGCGGCTCCGGAACTTCTTCGATGCTTCTAGTACCAGTGAGAGCATTAACTTGATTTTTTCGTTGTTGGTATTTCCGAAACTGTTGTTCTGGATCATTTTCGTAACCTTTCTGAATTTCACGCGATAGATCGGCCTGTTTTGCAATTACATCCCCCCGATGAAAGCTTGCCTCCATGGCAGGTATCTTGTTCATAAAAAGCCCCAAGCTATGCCCTTCTTTGAGCGCGTAGGGGTCACGCCACGCAAAGTACCTATCGATCAACTCCGTAGCTCGCTGAGTGCCAAAACGCTCGTGTATGATTTTAAACTGGGAATGGATTTTTTTGTTTAAAGGCTCCCCATAGGCATGGCCAAACACCTCCCCATAGCGTCTGTACCAAAACTCCCTAATTTCCCTTCGCTCGTCTTTTTCAGGCTCAATAATTTTCGGCTTTGAATTTACCTTGGGATTTTCAATAGGTTTTAAAACTTGAACTTGCGGCAATTTTTTAGCCGCAGGTAATATATTCTTTTTCTTTTCTATATCTACTTCTTCTTCTAACTCTTTATTCTTATTCTTATTCTGTAGGTTCGAATTTAATAATTCTACATAGTTAGGATACCGGACGAATGCCACTCGGTTGCTGTTGCCTAGTCGTAGCTCACGCTTTGACATACCTTTGAGGTGCTGTACGTCTGTCGTTAGCCAACCAGTCCGGCTTAATTTTTCGAGAGAAGTTACTACAGTGGATAGCTTTAGGTGCATAAAATGAGCTAATCCAACCACGTCTAATTCAATCGAATCGGATTCTTTTCCACACATTCGGCTAAGAATCTCTAGGCCAATAATAGGAGTTACAAAGTCCCCCTCTTGATAAAAGGGTATTAACGACTCTCTTAATTGTTGTGTGTGCTTAAACCATGTCTTAGCCACGGCTCACCCCATTAAATTGCGGCACTTCACTCGGTTTATGTTGAAATTGAAAGGACTGGGATTTTCCGCGTGCCGCTACGGAAATTGAAATAAATAGGTGCCCCCTGATGTTGTTATGGACACTTCGGGGGCATTGATAAATAGGGGTCATTTTAACCCCCATCTAGCTTTAACTTTGATTAGAACTGTTTTAAGCTTCTGCCGAAGGCCCAGGTAGCTCAGTGGTAGAGCACTTCCTTGGTAAGTATGCGTCATAATCACTAACTTCTTACCTTCCAACTTGAGTATTTCTAAGGGTTGCTTTAGGTTTTGCATATATATTGTTTAGTCAACAATAGGGTTACTTATTAGCGGCTGGTACGTCAATAAGTAGCCCACTCTTAAAATTACGCAGCACAACTAAACATTAAAATCTTGGATTGATAGAATTTTTATAACGCGAATCTTTATTGTAAGTGTCATTCATCGCTGCAATTGAATCTTTTTCCGGAACATGCGAGTACCTTTTGATAGTCTCGCTACACATAGCCAGCATCTTTTTTACAAAAGTCTCTGCTATTCCTTTTGAAAGCATATAACTGCACGCTGTATGCCTTAGGTCATGAAAACGTCCCTTTACCTTAGCCACCCTCTTTAATCTTCGCCACGGCTCATTATTGCTTACTAAGTGCATGTCCTTATCATCATGCTTCGGAAATAAATAAGGGCCTGTAGACCTAGCGAATCTAGCCTTTAAAATACGTAGCACTGTCCTGTTACAACAAAAGCTTCTATCTGTTGTGCTCTTAACCTTTTGTGCGTATGGAGGCAGGTAAATCCACCCTGTTGTGAAGTTTATGTATTCCCACTTAAACCCCAAAATCTCAGCTTTTCGCATTCCCATCGTTAAAGCCATATAGATTTGTAGCCTTAAGTTCCAACTATTGTGAAAATTATTCGACCTGTTACGTGAAAACCACAAAAGCCTTATTATTTCTTCACGTGAATAGATTTTGCCCCTGCCAAGGGTGGCGTCATAAACCTCTAGCTCAAAGACTGGTATTGGCTCCCCATGCTTTCTAGCTAGCTTCAAAATCGCTTTAATGTGTTTCTTGTGGTCTGCAATCTTAAACCCTGCCTGTTTCTTAGCATGTAGATAATCCTCAAAATGTAGCTCTTTGATTTTGGCTATCTGCTTCTTACCGAAATGCGGATTTAGATGTTTGTTGAGTAGATAATAGGCTTGGAGATAAGACGCTTGGGAGCATGTCTTTTTATAGGCCAAATAGAGGTCAGCATAGTGTGAAAACTTCATAGCCGAGCCTCCAATTAGCTCGTTTAGAGTTTTGCGCACTGTCGCAATCACTCAATTTTGATAGGTACCTTAACGTAAGGCGTCAACTTAAAGCATCTTAACTAGGCTTCAACACCCCTTCTAGCGACCTCTAGGCCGTATTCATGCGCTAACTTGTATTTACCTAAATTAGCCGATGTCCACTTCGTAGCCTTTTGTGTCTTTTGCCAGCTTATTAGCTTATCTAACCAAGTTAAGAACATTTCCGTATGGTTATTTGCAGCTTGCTTCCACGTTAAGCCATCAAATGTAGGTACGCTCTTAGTGAGTGCTTCATGTATCTTTTCGTCTAAAAAAGCATCCTCATTATTTGAGCTAGTAGCCGCTTTTCTTACTACAGGACTATCAGCTAACCTCCCCCCCTCATCCAATTCACTGGCAGCGAATGCGGTTCCGTAACCACACATTAAAAGCGCTCGACCGATAGCCCCTGTTTCGCTTTTTTCTATATAATCCCCAAATCCCTTTATGTTTTCTTGTTTATGGGCAGTAGCTACTATTTTCCCACTAGGATCTTTAATAGTAGCCTTGGCCACGGCCAAATCATTGGTCATGGTCACAAACTCAGTCTCGATTGACCAGTCGGGCTTTTCTTCACGAAACCACACCATGCGCTGTTGAACTCCCATATAGTCCTTACCTTTAAGGTTCATTATAGGGAGTATTGTGCCTTTAGACGTTTTGAATTGATTCATTATCTATCCTCTAAATCTGGGTCTACGTTTCTAACCTCATGGTAGGGAGCGCCACAGTCTAAGCACCCTTCCATTGCATCTACTTCATCGTGCGAACATTCTTCTTCAGGGGTACTCTCACCCTTTGCTTTTTTTATCACTTCACAAATCTCGCAAAAGCAATCCTTATGGCTTGCTCCAATTTTATTGCCATGTTTGTCTCGCTGATTTTCATCAAACAAAACTATCTTTTCAAGGACTTCCAGCATTTTAGGTGCGGCAGCTATGAGTTGTGCATTTGCTTCTACTTCTTTGTCAGTATTTCCCTGCACCCATCCACAAGTGAAGCTTGCAAGAGAGCTAATGTCTGATTCTATTCGTTTTTGAAGTTTATATTCCCAGGGCCCTTTAGTGTGCTTGCTCATTTCTTCTTACTCCTTAGTATCCACATGGCTAAGTCATACGCCCTTTTTTTCTCAGTTAGCTTAGAATGTGCCGCAACGTAGGATTTTAGTATCTGTTGGGCTTCTACCGTTAGGGATTCTCTCTCGTGTTTAGTTTCGCTACCAAATTCACTCATTATCTTATCCGCTTCAGCGTCTAGCTCGGCTTGTACTTCATCAAAGCTATCTACTCTGTTGTAGTGCTCCTGCTCCCTTTGGTTTTCTAAGCTTCTATCGTCTCTTGTTTTCATACCTTATTATAGCATCCTGTATTACGTTTTGCAATACAAATAGCTTGCATTTGGGCTATAAGTCAATTAAAATAGAGTCATGGCCCTTAACAAAATCAATCATTTGGTGAAGAATGTCCCTGTGGACGCTAAGAAAATACTAGAAGGCCTTAAAACTGTGCGTATTCCAATCTCTCTTAGAATTGATGCAAGCCTTTGGGAGCGCTTTAAAAAGGCCATAGGCCAAGCCCCACAAAACAAGGTTATTGAACGCTTGCTAGAAGAATTTCTAAAAAGTCATGAGGCTAAGAAATGAAAATTTTACCGCTAACTAAAAAAGACATAACGCTTTTAAAGGTAATTCTTCAATCGCGAATTGAATACATTGCCGATCTTTTGCCGTACTGTAAATTTTCAAAAAAAGGCGCTATTGAGCGAATACGGTATATAAAAGAACAAAAAGAGCTAAAAGCTTTGAAGGCTAAAATTGAAAAGGAGATAATGTGATTTTCCTAATCTTAATCGTAGCCATTATCTATCTAGGTGTGGGCATCCTGTTCTACGACATCCTTGCCCCAAACATCTCCCTAGCTAAACACCCACTCACCAGAATTGCCCTTATCATTCTGCTTTGGCCAATCCTCTACGCCTACGCTGTCTATATAGCCAACAAATCTTAGTTATAGACGCACCGCATAATATAGTTTATATTAGTATTCACATGGCCAAATACTTAAGCCAAACTAAAGCCGTTATGGACACAAAACTAAATGCCAATGCCATCTTCAAAACTCTACACGCTAAAGAACGTAAACAAATCCTTAGCATCACTATATCCCCCGATATTGCCGAGCAAATAAAAGCCATCATTGAACTAGAAAACAAACGCTCTCACAAAAAGCACAACCTATCTAACGTCACTGAAGAACTCTACAAGGCCTTCATCAACTCCTATAAAGCCAAAAAATAGCCACCCACCCCATTGCGTATATTATCTTTTATATTATACATTCTAATATAGAGCCGAACAATCATCAGACGCGATTGCATGAACTCGGGAGGTACTATTGTCTAAAGAGAAGAAGCCTCACGGTAGGCCATCCAAATATAAACCTGAATATGATGAAATGCTCATTCAACACCTAGCTGATGGCTATACCTTTGAATCGTTTTTAAGCAAACTCCCAGACGTTAGCAGTGACGATACTCTCTATGAATGGCTTAAAGTTCATCCAACTTTTTCCGACGCCAAAAAGAAAGGCGTGGCTCTTGGCCGTTACTTTTGGGAACAAGTAGGTAAAGAAGGCATCACTGGTAAAAATACTAGAGTGAATTTCACAGGGTGGATTTTCATGATGAAAAATAGATACAAATGGCACGATAACGTGCAAATCCAAAACATTGCCGATCCCACAGACAAATCCAAAGATACCCAAATCCAAAAACTCACCGAACAGCTAACAGCTATTAAATCCATGTCCGATGTCGAATGAACTTAGCAAAGATGACGTCATTACTGCCTACAAAAGAGCTATTCAGAATCTCTATAAAGATTCGCTCTATCGTACATGCAAAGGCCTGCTAGGTTACAAAGACGTCAACACCACCACACATGCTGGCACTATTAAAGCCCTGCAATCTGATAGCCCTCGTAAGCTAATCATCCTGCCACGTGGATGCTTAAAGTCCTCTATCTGCACTGTCGCCTATCCTATTTGGAAGCTTTTGGTTAATCCTAACCTACGTATACTCATCGACTCTGAGCTCTACACCAACTCAACTACCTACCTCCGTGAGATTAAAGCCCACTTAGAGAGCCCCACGTTTACTGATGTATTTGGGGAGTTTAAAACTAAGACTGATTGGACACAGGGGACTATCACTATCGCTCAGCGTTCACACCCTTATAAGGAAAGTTCCATAACTTGTGGGGGTGTTGGAACCGTAAAGGTAGGCCAGCACTACGACATAATAATAGGCGATGACTACAACTCTAATAAAAACTCAGACACCCCCGAAGGGCTAGAGAAGGTGCTTCGGCACTTCAAATATAACCAATCAATCCTAGAACCCAATGGAACCTACATCATCGTATGTACGCGCTATGCATCACGTGACTGTGCCGGATATGTTCTTGATGAAATGCTCGGCCTTAAAGAAGAAAAGCTACAAGTTTCAGGCGTCTACGACACCGACACCAACACCACAGGCCTATTATAATATAAAGCATATTGCACTTTATCCGCATAAATCATAATATCCTTTTAAGGGGTATCTTATGGCTCGTGATGACGTATTTAATCCTGTTGGCGGTCAATTCTATGTAGGTTTATCCTCAGTGATAGGCCTTACTTGTTTGCCAGGGCAAAACTTCCTTTTAATCAAAGCTACTGCCGCTGGTAACTCAGGGCTATATGTCGGGGGTGCTTCACTAAGCGTTGGCTTAGCTGGCATTACCTACGGAATGCAAATGGCCACAGGTGAACAACTCTCGTGGTCGTATTGTGACACACTAAACTTTTCTGCCGCTGGTAGCACCGCTACCGTTTCTTATCTCATCGGTAGATCATCTCCTGTGAGTACATAACCATGAGCGCTTTTAGAGGCATAGGACTTCCGGCACCTGCCGCAGATACCGATACTGGTATTACACAATTAACAGGCGATGTAACCGCTGGGCCCGGTAACGGAAGCCAAGCTGCTACCATCGCTGCCGATGCGGTAACAAATGCAAAGCTTGCTAACATGGACGCCAATAGCATTAAAGGTAACAACACTGGCGGTTCGGCTAACCCAGTGGATCTGACCGCAGCACAAGCGACCGCTATGCTTAGTGCTGTAGTAGGTGACTCCGGAAGCGGTGGAACAAAGGGCTTAGTGCCAGCGCCAGCATCGGGTGATGCGGCAGCGGCAAAGTTTTTAAAAGCAGACGGTACATGGGCGGCTCCTGCAGGATCGGCTTCTAGGCTTGTTCAAGTTGTAAATCATCAGACAGGTGCGGTTCTTACTGGCTCTACAACAATCCCGATCGACGATACAATTCCTCAGCAGTCTAACGAAGGCAATCAGCTATTTACTCTTTCAATCACACCTACAAACGCAAGTAATTTATTAAAGATTACTGTAAATGTAGTGTTAGCGCACACTGCGGCGACTTCAGTTATTACTACAGCACTTTTTCAAGGCACAACGGAAAACGCCATAGCTGCCGTTTCGCAAAACATGCCTACCGCTAGTAACTTGTTTATTGCAACACTTATTCACTATATGACAGCCGGAACTACCTCCTCAATAAACTTTAGAGTTAGGTCGGGATCAAATTCCGCAGGAACTCTCGCGATGAATGGATCTACTGCTGGAACACGTCTCATGGGTGGCGTTATGTCCTCATCAATAACAATAGAAGAAATATTGGCATAAAATGAGCCGCGATGATGTATCAACACCAGTCACACAGAGATACTACGTAGGACTATCTGCTATTTTGCAAATAGACCCTGTCGAAGGTCAAAACTGTTTATCAATCAAAGGTATTTCATTCACAACTCTAGAAGTTGGGGGTGCAACACTCTCATGGGGTATTGGATGGCCGATGGCTCAAGGTGAAGTCCTTAGCTATAACGGTATGGCCCCATTTTATTTATGCGCAACAGGTTCCACAGCTTACGTTGCTATCTTCAGGGGTAGATCAACTGGCTTCGAGGAAACATGAGAACAAGGGTGTTTTCTACAAGTAGCGGTGGCGGTGGCGCTACAGAATTTGCCGAATTAACAGACCTAACAACCGCAGTAGTGCCAGAAATTAACATTGAGGCTACTGATAGTATAAATTGGACGAACACAGATATTCCTACTGGTATAAACTCCGGCCTGACTTTAAATACAAATAGCTCTGAATTTTACACTCAAGGGCCGACTCTTTATGCAGCTTTTGGGGTAGACGTTAATGAAGTGGCCGGAACAGCGTATACATTCCAAGCTGGTGCTCAGACATTAGAGAAAGCCAACTACGGAGTGGGCGACACTACCCTTTTGGCGTATGTGTGTGTGCATAATTTCACTGGCGCTCCTGGGGCCAATGTCGTTGTAAATTACACGAAGAATTTAACCTTATTTTATGTAGCTAATGCTTCAGGCTCAACTGTTACGTTTGAAGGAGCTGGTGCGGAAACCTTTAACGGAAGCGCTACCATAGCTCTAGCAAACAATACCGCTTATATGTTTGTAGATGCCGCTAACACTGGGGCTTATCGAGTTTTTACTAATGATGCTTCGGGAATGACAGCGCTTACCGGAGACGTTACGGCTTCTGGCACTGGGAGTGTGGCTACAACAATAGCTAACGATGCAGTGACGTATGCCAAAATGCAAAACGTATCTGCAACGGATAAGCTTTTAGGTAGATCAACAGCTGGTTCCGGTGACGTTGAAGAAATAGCATGCACAGCGGCAGGTAGAGCGTTGCTTGATGATGCCAATGCCGCTGCACAAGTAACCACTCTTGGATTAGATAATACAAAAATTACACCAATCACTCTTACAATAGATGGGGGTGGCTCTGCTATCACTACCGGAGTTAAGGCTTATTGGAGTTGTCCTTATGCTTGCACGATTCAATCTGTGACAATGCTTGCTGATATTTCAGGAGCTATTGTAATTGATATTTGGAAGGATACTTATGCTAACTATCCTCCCACGGATGCAGATTCAATAACAGCAAGCGCACCTCCAACAATTGCAGCTTCAGGAGTAAAATCTCAAGATTCTACTTTAACTGGTTGGACTTCTAGCATCACAGCTGGAGACACCTTGGCTTTTAATGTTGATAGCTGCGCGACTATTACAAAACTAACTTTAGTTCTAAAGGTGGTAAAAACCTAATGGCTATTGGCTCAGCAATGTGTTGGGAAGTTCGCACAACAGGATCAAACACAGCATGTTCTGGTGGGTTTAATCCTGCCAATGGCATCATGATAAACGATGGCGCTGCTACAAGTGCAACCACAGCTTCGCCTGTATTCACTTCTGCATCTTATACTTTTGTTGCTGGTGATGTTGGAGCTAAGTTATTTATACGCTCAGGAACCAATTGGATCCCCGGGTGGTATGACATAGCGAGTGTATCGGCAGGTGCCGCAACATTAACCGCTACAGCTGGCACTGCAACTTTGTACAATGGGGCTAACGGAACAACAAACACTTCGGCTAGTTTTATTCCAAGCACAGCAACAGGTTGTGCAACAACAGGTAGCCCAACAACGGCAACGTGGTCTGTAGATTATTCACAACAAACTACTGCGAGATTCGCTTTTACTGATTTAGTTTCTGTGACATCTACAACAATAACCTCCGCAGCAAACCCTTTTGGAAAAAACTGTGTTGGAAATACAATACACATTACGTCTGGAACCTCTTGGACGGTACAAATCGTAGAAATAACACAAGTTAATACTGTTACGGCTACTGTAGAGAAATCTGTTGGTGGCGCTGGATTAACGGGTGGTAATGGTTACATGGGCGGAGCGCTTGCAGGGCCGCAATTAGGATTAGCTATTGCGACCAATGGCAATAAGTTTTGGATAAAAAACGGAACGTATTCCGTGACGAGCACAAGCGCAAATGCAGTAGGAGGCAGACTAAACCTTGCTACTACAAATGTTATGCAAGGTTATGCCACTCAAAGAATGGACATGGGTACTCCCCCTATGTTTCAGGCAAGTGGGATTACAAACAACACGCTAGTTTCACTTACAAGCAATAGCTCAGTAATTAACGTCAAAGCAGATGGTGCCAGTCTTACAAACATCAGGGGCTTTGCATTGGCAAGTAACGTCAATTACGCTGATTCTTGTGTAGCTGTAAACTGCACCAATGGCGGTTTTAGTGATGGGAAACTTTATAAATGTTCTACTGATTCTTGTTCGATTGGGTACACTTATTCAACGGCAGCAAGCGCTCAGTATATGTACTGCGTTGCTAAGTCTAGTACAACCGTGGGTTTTCAAGTAACTCGAAGTGAATTGATCGGATGTATTGCGTCTCTATGTGCAAAAGGATTCGAAAATACTGCTGGCACAAGTAACGAAGGAAATGTTTATGTAAATTGCACGGCATACGACAGCACAACGCTCGGCTTTGCATCAGTAAACGGAAACTGTTTATTTATTAAGTGCGTTGCCACTTCTGGAACGTATGGGTTTTCTATTAACACTGGCAACAGTGGGGGTAGGTTAATTAGCTGTGCCGGATACAACAACTCTACTGCCGATGTTCTATATAGTGGAGCGGCTTCCGGCATGGGAATATATAACCAAGATTTTATAACTCTTTCTGCCGATCCATTTACGGATGCCTCAACTGGGGATTTTTCTTTAAATGATACCGCAGGTGGTGGCGCGGAGTTGAAAGCTATAGCAGTTACCTTTCCAGCAATAATAGATACCATAACATATAACGATGTTGGCGCTGCTCAATCACAAGGTAGTGGCGGTGGCGGTGTAGCTGGTGGCTCTTGGGTTAGTGGGTAGCACTATAAAGGTATTGAATTAATTTCTGGGGGGTGTCGTAAAGTGGCGGCACTCTACTCCTAACACCCCCCAGAATCTTTTTTAAGTGAGGTTATTATGACGCAAAATAAAACTCAGGTGGTGTTTACTAAGACCCACGCTATTGTCCTAGAAAACAACTCTAGAAAGCTTAAGCATGGCTACGCTGTTTTAACTAATCCTAATTTTTTAGTAGGTGAAACTCCTAATAAATATTGGAAAATAGGTAAAAACAATTCAGTTACTCCAATGAATCCCTTTGAGATGATTGAGCGTGATAAAGCAATCGATGCTTTAGGAATAGATACCGATTGCGACATTCTACAACCAGTCACAGAAAAAGGCGCTCCTGCTACTAAGCCTGTAATCCTACGATTAACTAATCCTTATTTTGCTCCTATTAAAGCTGATAAGGTTCCAGAAAAAACACAAAACAAGCTAGATTTAATCAATTTTATACAATTGCTTGTATTAGTTGGGGTGCTACTAGCTTTGGTATTTAAGCGATGAAATGGGATGTAATCATAGAGAAAGCCATACGCGATGATGGCTCGCTATTCTTTCCCGAAAAGCTAACCAAAGAGTTTCTACTTAACGTAAGAAAGTCTCAAGGTAGCTACATCTTTGCCAACCAGTATATGAATCAAATCATCCCCGAGGATGAGAAGAAATTCAGAAAAGAATGGTTCCGCTACTACACCACCGCACCCGAAGGATGCTTTAACTTTGGCTTTATTGACCCTGCTATATCTCAAAGAAAAGAGAGCGATTGGACGGCCCTTGTAATTGTCTCAGTAGACGAAGAGGGCCATTGGTGGGTGCGCATGGCATCACGTGGCAAACTCACCCCTACCGAAATTGTTAGCTTGGCTTTTAACGCAACAGAGAAATGGAACCTAAAGGCTATAGGCATTGAAAACATAGCCTACCAAGAAAGCTTACTGTATATGATAAAAGATGAGGGTAAACGTAGGGGACACTACTTACCTGCAGTAGGCATAGGAAAAGAGGATAACAGGTCAAAAGACACTCGCATACTTGGTCTAGTCCCTAGATTTGAATGGGGTAGAATAAGTCTAAGAGAAGGTTTATTTGATCTAGAAACTGAATTAAACTTTTTCCCAAGGGGTACAAAAGATATTATAGATGCCCTAGCACGCATAGAGCAGATAGCTTATGCACCACAAAGAAAGAGAGCGACGCATGAAATTCCCGACCCGCAATCCTCAGAATACGAATCCTACATCATCAAACAACTCATTAAACGAAATGGCAGAGCTAGTGACTCCGACGAAGAATAATACCGATGGTAATATGAAGCTTCGCGCTATCACTGACCACTTCGGCCAAGAGATTAGGGACTTCCAAAGTGATATTGCACGTTGTCAGCATGAAGGGGTGCCTGAGCTAGAAGCTAGCCCTGAGATTATCAAGTATTACAACCAAAAGGGTATGAATGGAACGGAGCATTTCATCTATCAAGGCATTACTGTCTATCCTGTTGGTAGAACCCAAGAGATTAAAGATAAAGAACAAGAGCAAATGAACAAGCGCAATCATGGCGTTAAAGAAGGCACACTTAAGGGCCTATGATCGAGTACGCATCTATCGGGGTGTTGCTGGCTATCGTATTGATACAGCAATACTCCATTCAAAAACTCGTCAATAAATTGATGTGCCGGAACCTACATGAGTATGTAACGGCCAATGGGCTTAAAACACGTCCTATGTCTAACGGCAAAACCGATCATGGGGCCGTTGAGGATATGGGTGTGTTAGGTGAGTTTAGCTAATAAACATTATTCCCATTGCGTATAATATGAATAGTAATATAAATTATATTATTGAATGGGCTTTTTACAAAATCTTCTAGGCCAAGGTGAATCTGAGGGTGAGTGGTCTGAGCAGGACATGACTCCTGATGAAAAGAAACTCGCTGGCTACATTAAAAACAAAGTTGAAGAAGTAAGAAGCACCGGAGCGCGTATTTCTTCTGAGGGTATTTGGATGACTAACATCGCTTACCTTCTAGGCTACGACTCTGTCTATTACGACAAAAAGGCCAACATGTATCGGCCCATTAACAATGCTCGCAATCTTAAGCGCAATAGAGTGCATGTTAATAAGATTCTACCTACGGCACAGAATAGACTAGCTCGTCTGTGCAAAAACCCACCTAAATTCGACATTCGGCCTGAGAGTGGTACTCAAGAGGACAAAGACAAAGCACGAGAAAACCTAGAGATACTACGTCAATTGTGGGATCAAGCTGGTGTTCAACTAAACAAAAAGCGTATTCCCTTGATTCAATGGACGCAGCAATGTGGCCATGCCTTTATTAAAGTATCTTGGGATGAAAACGAAGGCCAACCAATGAAAGACCCCATGACAGGCGAATTTCTTGGTTATGAAGGTGATATACGCGCTGACATTTGTAGCGCATTTGAAGTGTTTGTAGATCCACTAGCTAAATCAATCGAAGATGCTCAGTGGGTGGTGCAAGCCAAGGTTAGAAAACTAGATTACTTCTGCACTCATTACCCCGAACGTGGGGGTGCGGTTAAAGAAGAGGGAGCATGGCTCCTATCTGTTCAATATGAACAAAGAATAAATAGCTTAAATAAGGCTCAAAGTGGTGGCACCGGAAGCAATGAGCAAATGAAGAATGCTGCTATCGAACTATCTTATTATGAAAAGAGAAGTCGAAAGCACCCCAATGGACGCCACGTAGTTGTAGCGAATGGGGTGCTACTTAAAGATGATGAATTAACCATCGGTGAGATACCATTTACTAAATTTGACGATATTATCATTGCAGGTAAATTCTACTCTGAAGCGGTTATTACTCACCTACGTCCTTTGCAGGATCAATTTAACCGCAACCTAACCCTACGCAGTGCGTGGGTTAATAGAATGCTACGAGGGAAGTATATCGCTGCCAAAGGGCATGGCATCTCTCAAGAGAGCATTAATGATGATGATACCGAAGTGGTGCAATACGATCCTGTGCCGGGGGCTCCTGAGCCTCGTGCAATGGATATTCCCACCATCCCTCAATACACTTACAAAGAAGAAGAAAGCCTTGATCTTTCTTTTGATAAAATCTCAGGTATTGGTGAAGTCTCTCAAGGACAAATGCCAAGCGCATCTATTCCAGCTATCGGAATGCAGATACTTCAGGAACAAGATGAAACACGCATCGGTATTATGACCGAGTGGTCTGAGGATGGTTTCGCACGTGTTGGTAAACAACTCCTGATGTTCGCACGTGCCATGTATAAGACACCACGCAAGCGAAAGATGGCCGGAAAGAATGGCGAGTATAACATCAAGGACTTTATCGGGGATGATATTGGTGAAACGATAGACGTAACAGTTATTCGCGGTTCCACTAACCCAACATCTAAAGTTCTTCGTAGACAAGAGCTATTAAATCTCTATCAACAGGGCTTACTCGGGGATCCAAATGATTCTAAAGTACGTGACTCTTTGTTACAAAAACTTGAATACGGTGACATTGGTGAAGTCTGGTTAGATCAAAGTCTAGACATGGCTCAAATCAAGAAAACCCTAGAAGAAATAGAACAGGGCATACCTCCTGAAGTAAGCGAATTTGATAACCACGAGTTACATTGCCAAGAAAAGAACCGTTATAGAAAATCAGATAAATTTGAATCACTTGGGCCTGAGCGCCAAGCTTTGTTGATTGCGGATATAGAGATGCACCTAGAATACATCGTGCAAATATCCACCCCCCCTGGGGCCATTACTGCACCAAGTCCTGAGGAGGCCGTAGCAACAGACAACGCGATGGCCGAGCAAGCCGAAGATGGCATGAACGCTATGAATTTGGCAGATGGCCCTATTGAACAAGTTCCCGAAGCATGAAAATATTAGTTAAGATAATATAGTTTATATTATTTACTATGAGGGGTTTTGTATTAACATGGATTCGATGAAGGACGCTTTTTCAGAAGCACTTAAACGACGCAAATCAAAAGGCTTATCCGAGCCTGGGTATAAAGAAGATGAAGAAAAAGCTAAAAAGCAGGACTTAGCTCCTGAAGTTAGAGACGCTAGACCGCCTGACGCAAAGATTGAACTTAATCTAAATCTGATGCCACCTGAAATGGGTGACGCTGCAATGGGTATGGGAAGTGAAGAACCCGAAGATATGTCTAGCTTTGTAGATGAAAAGGAAGCTGCAGCATTACAGAGACAAGGGAAGCCTAAAAGCCTTCTTCAAAGAGCCCAAATGGCATTCATGGATAAGAAAAAATAAATAACTAAAGGACGCGCAAATGAATTTAGAAAATACAGAACATGACCCACAAGAAAACACTGAAAATACCGAAGATGTAAATATACGTGATGACGATAATCAGGAGCAAGCAACCGATAACGACTCAATGGAAGCCGTTGCGGACTTATCCAAGTTTTCACGTTTTAAATTAGGTGAAGAAGAATTAACACCAGACCAACTCCGCAAGGAGCGTATGTTGCATTCCGACTACACCAAAAAAACTCAAGAGATTGCCCAAGAGCGACGTTATGTCTCTAACTTGCAAGCAGACCTTGAAAAAATATCAAGAAACCCTGCACTAGCTGAAGAATTTCGTAGAGTTTATCCAAGGCAGTTTCACAACTACTTGAATTTTGTTCTACGTGAAACAAATGCTAGCCAGCAAACTAACCGTAGTATGGTTCCTAATAGCCAAGCTAATATACTTGACCCTAGAGTCGAAAAGGCTCTCTCAACAATCGAAAGACTTGAGAAAGAGCGTGAAGAAGATTTAGTAAACCAGCGAGTGACTGAGATTGACTCAGCATTTTCTAAGTTTAGTTCCAAGTATCCCCTCGCAACTCCTAACGGCTACGAAGGCTTAGTGCTTTCTAAGGCTCAAAGAGTAATTGAGAGCGGTGATAAAATGGATGACTCCAAATGGGAAAAAATCTTTAAAGAATCTGAGCAACATTTTAGCAAAGCTTACGAATCCCACTACAAAACTAGAATTAATAACCAAAAAGCTGCGCACATTAAAGGCAAGGACATTGGAAGTGGTGGAGGTGTACCCGGAGGTGCTCCTCAAATGCCACGTACAATTAAAGAAGCTGCTAGAATAGCTGAAGAAGAACTAACTCGCAGACCCTAGCCCTATGCGTAGCCTTAATATGAAAGGTGTGCATTTTTATGGCAAACAGTTTTCAAAGTATTAGCTCAGGCTTAGCCGAGTTAAAAAATTACTATCAAGGCCCTATCATTTCTCAATTTAACGATGAAGTTCCTATTTACCGAGCATCAGAAAAGATCAAAAAAGGCTGGTCTGGAGCACAAGTAAATAGACCCCTCAAAGTTAGACGTAACCAAGGTATTGGAGCTACCAGCGATGGTGGAGCATTACCTTCAATTGGTACTCAAACTACCATCCAAGCGGTTATCCAAGCTAAGTACAACTATCTTCGCTTCGGTATCACTGGCCCTATGATCAAAGCGTCACAATCTGACGTTGGATCATTTGTTCGCAGTGGTGCTTATGAGCTCGAAGAAGGTTACAAAGACTTAAAGTCCGACGTAAACCGTCAACTTTCTTGGAACGGCAGTGGATTTCTAGCTACAGTTAGTGCGAACGCTGTTGCTTCTAACGTCATTACTGTTACAGGTCGCGAATCTACAGAAAACGGCAGCAAGTTTCTTGATGTTGGTATGATGATCGACATTGTTACTAGCTCTAGCGTTTTGGTAGCAAGCCAAGTTCAAATCACTGCAATGAGTGGAACTACTACTGCTACTTTGACTTTGAGCGCACCTGTTACCGTTAGTTCTACTAACAAAGTTATCCGCTCAGGATCAAACGGCTACGAAATTCAAGGCCTTTTGACTCAATTGGATGGCCTTACCACTACAGTTTTTAGCATTGACCGAGCTACATATCAGTCAACTCGCGGAAACGTAGTCGATAACGGTGGAAACCAACTCACCCTCGATGTAATGCAACAAGCATTCAACGCAGGTATTGAGCGTGGCGGTGCTAAGTATTCTGCATGTTGGAGTGATTTCACATCACTTCGTTACTACCAGAAGCTTCTTACTCCCGATAAGCGTTTCAATAACACTGTAAAAGGTGATGGCGGTTTCGCGAACAAAGATCAATTCTATTTGGATTTTAACGGCTTGCCTATGGTAGCTGATAAAGACTGTCCTACTAGAATTTTCTTCCTTCCCGAAGATGCGTTGAAGTCTTACGTATTAAGTGAGATGGAATTTGCGGACGAAACAGGCTCTATGTACATCGTACAAAGCGGTGTAGATGCGTTTGAATCTCGTTTGCGTTTCTTCACTAACCTTTTCAATGAGAAGGCTTCTGCCTCTGCAGTAATCGAAGATTACATCAGTCCTTAAGGTAAAGAACATGGGTGAAGATTCAAGAACCAAACTTTTAACTCAGTATTTAAAGGAGCTAGATCCTAAGCTATTCGCTAAACGCGAAGGTGAAATGATCGTGGTTTATCGTGACTCCAACCGTATGGAGCATTTTGAATATGAAGGTCAGAAGTATGGATATGTGAAAACTTCACCCATTTATATCTTAGCACTGACAGATAACTGGACATCAAAAGGCCGTCCTGTGGAATGGGGCATAGAGCCCCTAATGCGTAAGATGCGAGCAATCGATAGTTGGAACCAAGGGTTTACAGCGGACGATTTGATTCAGTCTTACGAAGCACGAGACGCATCCAACGCTAGAGATAGAATAAATGGTCACGAGGCATGGCTTCGGGATAATCGTTCTATGTTTAAGAAAGCCTTTAACGATATAAATACATCTAATTTAGATGTTAAACAAAGAGAGAGAGATTTATATGGCAATTTGTAACAGAGACCAAGACGTATCAGAACAGCTAAAAGTATATAGCGCAGTAATCCCAACTACCGCAGTAGGATCAAGTTCACTTGTACCTATGGCATACATGCCCTACCAAGGAACTATCCGTGGATTTAACATCGCAGCACAAGGTGTGTCTGGTGCGGTTGTTGGATCGCTTGCGATTCATAGATTTGTAGCCGGAGCCGGAATGACAGCGATTATCGTAGCAGGTGCTTCACTAGCACTTGTAAACGTAGGAACCAGTGGGCCACAAGCTTTCACTATTCCTGCCGCTAGTTCCACACTTGCACAAGTTCTACAAGGTGACGTAGTTTCCTTGGTTCTTGTAGGTGGTAACAACATGCTTCAATCACAAGCTTGCTTGGTGGTTAAAGCGTTGCAGGACATCGTGTCCCCACTTGGCCTAACATCATAATCACGCTTTGAACTAGGAGCGTCCCTAGTTCCTTCTAGGGGGGGTTACATTAAAGTAGCTCTCTCTAGTCGTATATATGGAGGTTAGTTAAATGTCAGAAGGTTTATTTTTTCCACAACAGGTGGGTGGGGATTCAGATGGTAATTCAGATTATGTAGAAGATACATTTGATGATTATACGTTACCTGCCACCAATAATTCTGGCTTAACTTCCACTTCAGCTACTAATCCAATGTCTAATTTTTACGGAAATGATTTGTCCGTAAAGTATTCTTTTAAAACACTTTGGATTAAAGACATTGAATTATTACCTCAAGATAAATGGATTAAAAGAGCACCTACATACAAAGTTATTTTTACTGAAAATTTCCCAGGCGTAGACTGTTATGTTTCAGGCGAGGTTAATATTTCCACTGAAATAAATGGAAAATATCTTAATTTAAAAGAAGGAGGTTACTTTGGGGTGAGTGGAAACCTACGAAAAGCTTCTTTTCTTGTACGTCCCCTAACGGACGAAGTTACCATATCCACCCTATTTTACAGTATAGACGGTGCTGCTCCCACAAGCATAAATTATGGCGGCATTGCTAACGAAACAACCACTTTTGGATCTGCCGTTCAAAATAGAACTACATTACAACATAAATTTTATCCTATAGATGATGGCGCTGCCGTTCAAACAGATAATATTCACGACTTTAGAATCACAAATAACGACAATTATGTCGATATATACGGCATAGTTGTTTGTGTTGGCGTAAGCCCTCAGGGGGTGGGAGTAAAGGCAGGGAGTTTATTTGTCGATAAGTCTCTTGTTTCTATTGCTTCAGGTGCTTCAATTGCGCTTCCAGCTCAAAATGCTTCTTTATTTCATCTAGGAGCTAAAACTACTCTTTTTGAAAATGCTTCAGGTGTATTAGGTGCGACTACATTTGCCGTTCAAATGCTTCAGACACAAGCTACAGGATTAAGTGGTACAAATTCTATTGCCGTTAGTGCTGGCTCAGGTGCAAGTTTTCCAATCGGTACAGGGTTTAATATTCAAGTAGGTGCCACAAACTACTTAGGTTTAGTACAGGCACAATCTACCGATGCACTAACTGTTTCACCTACTTTAACTTTTGAATTATCAGGCGCTACAATGACAAAGGCATTCTTTGTGCCTCAACCTGCTACAAGTGACCCTAGATTATTCGCAGGATTTAGCGCTGCTCTTTATGAGTTAGCTTATTCTTGGGATCCGGTTTCTACTTATGGAGCATCTAATTTTAATGGTGCAAGTACTAGGTGGGCTCAAAATGGGCCAACTATACCACTTGGAATATCTATCACACCCTATAGAGCGTACTATGATCCAGAAAATAGGTTTGCAATATTACCTATTTCCGGCCTTTCTAGCGCTCAAGGTAGAATACTGCCTGTAAGGGACGAGTGGAACACTGTCGGATGGGCAGGGCCATTGGCCATTAAAGGAGATTTCCAAGCCCTTTCTATTGAGTTTTTAACTTATGCTTCTGGTGTTCCAATATGGTCTACCCGAAGCACTATTGATGGTGTTACCACTTACATGAATGCTTCTTTAAATGTTTCAAATACTGAGAGTGGAACACTAGGAATTAAATTTGCACTAAACGCAGTACAGGATTTAGGTATAGGTAGTCACACATATAAATTTATTCCTAGCTTGTGGGCAGGTTATACAACTTGCCCGATTATTACTAAAATTAATTTCTATAAATACAAAGGTGTTTCAATTGCAGGTCAGTTAAGTTCTATTGAACAGTATCAGACGCAATACAACTTAGGTTCTATCACTGATACCCCACTTGGATCATACAGGTTTTATGGCGCTGACAAGATTGGTTATTCTGGAACTTGGTCACAGAGAACCGATGTTTTATCTGAGACATTATCCGCATACCCCGGCTTTGCTAGCTGTCAGACAGCATCAGGCAGTGCAAATTTTAAATTTTGGGGCAAGGATTTTGTGTTGTTTACCGAAAGTAGCGGTGGCTCTTATTCTGTTACTTTAGATGGTGGTGCAGTTACACCCACTAGCGGTCAAATTTACTCCGTTGCTACAGAAATGATTCATAACATTATTCTAACAAGAGAATCGGGGTCATTTGCAATTCAAGGGATTGCCGTTTTAAAGCAATATAGCGAGCCCAAAAACTTACAAGGATTTACAGGCACTAACTTTGATTACTCAGGAGCTAAACTAGAAGATAAATCAGTTAGTGTAATGAAGTCTAAAGCTAGACCATTAAAGCACTATGCAAATATTGGGGAGATAGCCACAAGCGTAGCTTTTATAGATACCTCTATATCTGCGACTATACTTTGGTCGCAAATAACAACCGCTACAGATGACACATTCACTAGACCTACAAGCGTTAAAATTAAAACTTCAGGCAATCCTGTACGTGTTGGATTTAATTCTTTTGGGTGCGGTGAGAGTGGCTTTTTAGGAACTACCCTACCAATGATTGAACTATCAGGCAGTGCTACTCAAGGCATTTATGGTAATTTGGTTTTAGCTAGAGTTCCAAGGGGTGACGGTAACTACACGGTTCCTTATGATAATGGTGTGGGGACTTCTACATGGATACCTGTAGGAGCTCAAACTTACGGTGCAAAAGTACAAACAACCGTATTCCTACAAACATTTAGATACCCTTCAGAATCCTTTAGCTTTATAGATTTTCCACCTGCCGGAGATTGGCAGTATAGGGTTTATGGGCAGGTCAGTGGATTAAGCACACTTTTAACAGTTACAAATACTAAATTATTCGCAATGGAGATGTTCTAAAATGGCAAAAACATATTGGTTAAAAGTAGGTGACTCTTCAATACCTCCCTCTACATATACAGGACTTAGCCCCACTATGTCTGTTTTTGTGAACGTAGGTGGAAGCACTGTCACTGGTGTTACTATCTCAGAACTTCCTAGTGGAAGTGGGGTGTATCAGTTTAGCTATGGCCCCACTGTAGGGATGTTTTTTAGCGTTGATTGGGGTGGAAGTGTACCAGCTTCTTATCGGTATACGGTGGGTAATTTAGATCCTATTCAGGCCGTTGACGAAAGAGTCGGTGGCATACTTGCTAACAATGATTCTTTTGGAACTACGGCAATCGACCCTAGCACTGTCATTGGCTTTGTTAAGAGATTACAGGAGCTATTAGAGGGTAATGCAATCTATACGAAAGCTACTGGCACATGGCAGATACTTTCTCGTGGATCTAGTACGTTATTACGTGAAAAGACATTAACGAATGATGTCACAGAAGCTACAAAAGACTAAATAATATAAATCGTAATTGATTTTATACGCATAAAACATAATATTGTTCTTTGAGGAGACGCGACTCAATGCAAAGACCAAGTCTAGGGCTTATGCTTATCTGTAAGGATGAGCTACACAATTTTCCACAGTTATTAGAATCAGTAGAGGGGTGTGTTGACGAAGTTTTCGTAGCTGACACTGGCTCAACTGATGGCACCTTAGAATATCTACAAAAATTAGCAGTAGAGGGTTACAAAGGAATGAAGGTGCATCTACATCAATTTGTTTGGTGTGATGATTTTGGTGCCGCTCGTAACTTCATCTTTGAAAAAGTCACTACAGACTACGTGCTTTGGTTAGACTTAGATGACGTTCTACAAAACAAAGAAGCATTCATACAATGGCGTAACGTAGCTATGGAACTTTCTGATTACTGGCTCGCTACTTATCACTACGGAAGTGATGGCGCTGGTAAGCCTGTTTGCTCATTCGCTCGTGAAAGAGTGCTCAAAGTAGATAAAGGCTTTAAGTGGGGCTACCCCATTCATGAGGGTATTTTACCTAAAAGCCCACACACCAAAGACATTAGAATTAACTACATAGGCACTTGGTCAGTTAAACACAAGCGCACTATGGATGAATTGCAAGGCGATAGAGGTAGAAACCTTAGGATACTTGAGGGGCTTAAAAATAAAGACGCTCGCATGAAGTATTATTACGGTAAAGAATTGTTTGATGCTGGTAAACCAGTAGATGCTATTCGCTGGCTTATGGAGGCAGTGAGTGACCCTAAGTGTGAAAACCATGACAGACTTCTAGGCCTTCAATATGCAACCTATGCGTACATGGCCTGTAATCAATTTGAACAAGCCATACAGATAGCCCACCAAGGTTTACAGCTAGACGTAAATAGAGCGGAGTTTTGGGTGGCTATTGGAGATTCCTACATAAAGATGAATCAACCAATGAAAGCTATACCTGCTTTTTCAGCGGCTAAAAACTGCAGCTATCAGACACCACAAAGTAACGGTGGAATGGCCGGAATGGTGTTCTTATCTGAGGCTTGTTATACGAGCTACCCTCGCGAACAAATGGCTAGAATATTCGCAAACTATGGTGTCATGGACAAGGCACTATCTGAGGCCACAGAAGCCACCAACATGGGAAGTGTTGAGGCAGCTAAGCTACTAGAAGAAATTACAAGAATATCTAATGTGAGTGCGGTTAAAGCTGCAGATACCCTAGAGCAAACTGAGGACATTGTAATCTCCGCACCCCCGGGCGCGCAAATGTATGAGTGGGATTGGGATATTGCTAAAGAGCGTGGAATAGGCGGAAGCGAGACTGCAGCGGTGCAGATGGCTTATCACTTGCATAAGCTAACAGGCCGCAAGGTTAAAGTGTTCAATGGCCGCTCAGTGGATAAGGTATGCGAAGGTGTTGAGTACATCTCAAATACTAAGATAAATGAGTATTGCAGTAAGTATTTACCTAAAGTTCACATAGCGTGGCGGCACACTATTCAAGTCACTCCTGCCCCCACTAAAGTATGGTCACATGATCTTATAACCCCCGGCATAGACCGTCTGTCTCCCAATCAAGAACTAATGTGTCTTTCCTCATTTCACAAAGACTATGCGATGGCTATGCAGGGGGTAACTGCAGATAAAATATGGGTGACTAGAAACGGTATAGACCCCAAGAGATTTGAAGGTAAAAAGCTAGATAAAGTCTATGGGAAAGTCATGTTTCCTAGCTCGCCTGATAGGGGCCTAGACCAAGCCCTACTCATAATGGATATGGTGGTGAAAGAGATACCTGAAGCCACGCTAGATGTCTTTTACGGCACAGATAACATGCGAAAAATGGGCATGACCGCACAAGCAGAGAAAATAGAAGCTGAATTGAGGGCTCGTCCCTACGTTAAGTATCACGGCAATGTGCAACAGGATGTTTTGGCCGATCACTTTATGCAATCTGAAGTGTGGTTATACCCTGCTCACTTTATAGAAACTTTCTGCATCACTGCGTTAGAATCTATGGCGAGTAAGTGCTATCCGGTAGCTACGGCTATTGGAGCCTTAAAGAATACTATCGGGCAGTTTTCAGAACTTGGAATGGCCGATTTGTTCCATGAAAGAGCCGATAACGTAGCTAACCAAGAGAAATACGCAAAGGCCGTAATTGATGCCATCAAAGAGCAGAAATGGCGAAAGATTGACTATCCGCTAGATAAAATTAGCTGGGAGTCGGTGGCAAAAGATTGGGTAGAGAAGTTTAGTCTATGAAATTACTTCTAGGTAATTGCCTAGAGGTTTTAAAAACACTTCCAGACAATTCAATAGATGCGGTTGTAACAGATCCACCTTATGGATTAAAATTCATGGGCAAGAAGTGGGATTATGATGTTCCAAGCGTTGAAACTTGGCGAGAAGTCATGCGTGTTCTTAAGCATGGCGGCCACGCACTCATCGCGTGTGGCACTCGCACTCAGCATAGAATGGCTGTGAATATAGAAGACGCAGGCTTTGAGATACGTGATGTTATCACTTGGTTATATGGGAGTGGGTTTCCAAAAAGCTTAGATATTTCAAAAGCGATTGATAAGAGTGCTGGCGCTGAGAGAGAAGTTATTGGCATAGGTAATCGGCATAATTCTAAAGAGTTTGGTGGAGAAAAATACGGAGAATTTGCAGGCGGTATTCCACCTATCACAGCACCCTCAACCGATGAAGCAAAAGAATGGCAAGGATGGGGCACGGCCCTTAAGCCAGCGTGTGAGTTCTGGACGTTAGCCCGCAAGCCATTATCTGAATCTACCGTTGCAAAGAACGTATTGAAGTGGGGAGTTGGTGGAATAAACGTTGATGGTTGTAGGGTGAAGACAACTAGCAAAGATATAGAGGGTATGCTTAGAACAAAAGGTACCAATATAAAATCAGGAAAACTTGTAGGCGGCATAGGTGATTATACGCCGCCAGCGCCTAGTAATTTAGGCCGCTTTCCAGCGAATCTAATCTTAGACGAGCAAGCTGCTTTTGATTTGGATGCGCAGAGTGGGATTAGTAAGGGCGGAAAACTATCCTTAAATAGCGAGAGTGGACGAACGGCAATCTCGACACGAGCGCACAATGAAAGACAGCCAAACTTATCCGATAGTGTATGTAACTATGGCGACTCAGGCGGCGCATCTCGTTTCTTCTACTGCGCGAAAGCAAGTAAAAGCGAGCGCAACGCTGGGCTTGAGGGTATGCCGGAAAAAGAATCTGGGGTTAAAAATGATAGCGGTCGGGGGTTTTCCGAAAGTGACCCTTATAAGAAAATCACTAACCAAAATTTCCACCCTACAGTTAAACCCATCAAACTTATGGAATATCTAT